AGACCTGTTAGAGGCCCAAGGTACTAAGATCGTGACTGTAACATTCATCAAGGCTGATGGCTCTGAGCGTGTAGTCAATGGCCTCTTAAAGCCTACCAGCAAGATCGTAGGTAGTGATCGTGGTTTAGCTCAAGGTGAGGCTATGAGATCCCGTGGTCAAATCCCAATCTGGGAAATCAAAGAGAGCAAGTGGAAATCATTCTACGCTGAGAAAGTAGAGCTTATCAATGGGGAGAAAGTATAATGACCTTTAAAACAGAGTGGAAACCAGTGCCGCATGAGTTACTTGAAGACCTTTACCTTGTGTCTAATACAGGCCAGATTAAATCAGTTAAGACTGGTAAACTAATAAAGGCTTCACCTCATAAAAAGGGGTACAGGCTATTCTCTACCAAAGTCGGGGGACGTACAGGAAAATATGTTTGTGTTCGTATTCCAAGAATGGTTGCTTTAGCCTTTATACCTAACCCTGACAGTAAGCCACAAGTAAACCATATTGATGGGAATAAGAAGAACGATTTTGTGACAAACCTTGAGTGGACAACAGGTGAAGAAAATGTAAGACATGCTTATGACATAGGCTTAGCAAGTAATGAGAAAGGTGTAGCCAGTGGAAAAACCGCACTAACAAAAGAACAAGTGGAATATGTAATATCTGTTTACAAGCCTAAACATCGCCTGTATGGTGCAAGAGCATTAGGCAGAAAGTTCAATGTACCACATAGTACAATAATTAAATCGTTGGAGTATTTATCATGAATAACTTACCAGTAGAGGCACAGAGAGAATTACGCATGTTAGGTATTATGATACCTACTGAGGATGAAGTAGAAGTAGAGGAAGATTTTATAGTAGCACAGCTACGCAGTGAAACGAGGGCTTTACACTTATCTAAGGATTGGTATAATGACCCCCGTGATGAAAATGGAGAGGTAACATTCTAATGAGTATTGAAGTAACGTATAAAGGCAGCATGGGTAATGACTTGACTGTAGTTAATGCAGCCCGTGTTAGCTTTGGTAAGGAGAGTGAGTGGGAATATGAAGAGTCGGATGCTTACAGCTTCAAGCAGCATATGAAGCTTAAAGATAAGAAGCTTATCAAGTACTTAGCCAAGCATAAACACATATCACCTTTCGGACATTGCTTTGCTAGTTTCCATGTCAAGGCACCAGTCTTTGTAGCTAGGCAGTTAGTCAAGCATAAGTTCCTACGATGGAATGAGATCAGCCGTAGGTATGTGGATAGTGAGCCTGAGTTTTATGTACCTGATGTATGGCGTGGGCGCAGTGAAGATAAGAAGCAGGGATCTTCTAATACTAAGATAAAAGATATTCTTGTTGAGGGTTGGAAAAAGGAATATCCAGATTATTTAAAAGATAGTATGGAAGTGTCAGATGCTTATGACTCTGTTGTGAATGAGTCTGTCTTATGTCTTTATAAGGACTTGATACACGCAGGAGTATGCCCAGAGCAAGCACGTATGGTACTGCCACAGAGCATGATGACTGAGTGGTACTGGTCAGGTAGCTTAGATGCCTTTGCCGATATGTGTAAGCTGCGTTGCGCTGATGACACTCAAGCTGAAACACGAGAGGTTGCAGAATTAATTGCAGGGCAGATGTATGAACTGTTTCCTGTATCTTGGGAATCCTTAGCGGAGGATAATTATGAGGGGTAACATTAACGGTGCAATCAAGGCATCAGCTATTGTAGCTTTACTGATAGCTGCACCACCTGTGTTGATAGCTATGACTTATGACGAATATCCTAAGTATTGTAAACTATCTATTTTACTGCCATGTATAGGAATAACAGATGAATAAGCGTATACCTATGAAGGGTGGTGATGAGTATGATGCCCTAAGTAAATCACGTAAGTTCCTACGATGGAAATCAGGACAGGTAAAGAAGATCAAACGTGCCTACAATAAAAGGTTTCGTAAGTATAGCAGAGCATCTTTGATGCGACGCCCTTGGGGCTAAGGAGAATAAACCATGAAGAGTGATATAATAAAAATAACAGAGATAGAAGAGCATGAGGATGGCAGCGCTACATTACAAGTAGAGTGTGACCCAGAGACATTCATGGCTATCTTTGATGTAGGCTTTGTAACATTAGTAAAGGCTGGATTGGAGAAGGAGAAAAGTGATGGGTAGGTATGTAGTGGAAATAGAGGTTGAGAAGGGGGAGTATACCTTCGTAAGGAGAGAGAATCCTTGGACGTATGACACTGAGATATGGATCTTTAGCAGCCGTGAGAAAGCTGAGAAAGAGGCTAAGAACTGGAATACAGGCAGAGTAGTGGAGTATTTATAATGTTGTTCTATACTGTCCTTGTGTTGAGCTACACGCTAAATGGTGATTACCTACAAGCTAAGGTCATCTTCCCTAGTGCTAGGGCCTGTGGAGACGCTCTACCAGCCTATTACGAGCCTGTGTATGCCATAGATAGGGATGCTATAGGTCAATGCCTAAAGACTGAGGTTATATCAGCCTCTATCAAACCTAAGAGGAAGCCATTATGATAAGTAATGAAGATCTGATAAATATGTGTCGTAAGTTAGCACACAAATATAACAGACCTAATGACTTCGATGACATAGTATCTGAGGGAGCTATAGTCTGCCTAGAGTTAAGGGCTGAAGATCCAGAGGTACACCCAGCGAAACTGTATCGTGAGGCTAATAGAGCCATGCATGACTACATTAACTTAGGCTTACAACCTGTTAGTATACCTAAACATAACGTAGCTAGGCGTTTGTCACATGATATTAACGACGAAGAAATAGGTAATATGTCAGAAGATGGTGCTAACTGGCTAAGGAATATTCTGTCGTCTGAAGCTGTATCTTACGAAGAGTTTTCGTCATCTATACCTGACCATGCAGAAGAATATGAGAAGGCAGATTACGAGAATTACATTCTGACTGTAGCTGAACAACATTTATCCATAGAAGAGTGGAGAATTTTAAGACTTAGGTTTTGGGAAGATATGTCTCAATCTGAAGTGGCTGAAGTATTAGGGTTAAATCAATCGACAGTTAGTAGAAGAGAGGAACAGGCATTGAAACATCTTTGTAACAATTTGTGATGCATAAAATCGTAAAAAATATCCCTATTACTATATGTCCCTTTAACGTAAGTATAAACTTTAGTTTATTATTATTAGTTAGTAATAAAACTTAAGTAAGAGGTAAGTGATGACTGAAGTAGCGCACCAAACTTGTCCACATTGTAACCACAAGGGTTGCTATAGCTACAACGAAGATAAGAATGTCTACCAATGTTTCTCCTGTGGATCTAAGGGTAGACTTAGAAAGGATTACGATAATATGAGTACTGTAGTTGATTATACGCCTAAACGTATAGAAGACCCCGCCAGTGGAAATTATGTAGCTATGCGAGGCATTACAGCTAAGACTATGGAAGACTTTGGCGTACAGACTTACTCTGACCGTCAGGAGTATGTATACCCTAGCGGGGGAATTAAAGTACGCAAGCTAGACGAGAAGGTATTCTACACTAAGGATGGCTTTAAGGGTGATGAACTGTTCGGTATGAACTTGTTTACTGCTGGTAGCTCTAAGATGGTAACAGTCACTGAGGGTGAACTAGACGCTCTGTCAGTAGCCCAAATGCTTAAGAGCCAGTACACTAACCCTGTAGTATCTTTACCTTCTGCTACGCCCTCTAAGAAGCTCTGGGAGAAGTGTACAGAGTGGCTTAATAGCTTCGAGAAGATTATCCTATCTGTAGACAACGACGAAGCTGGTAACGCTGTAGCTGATCGTATGGCTAAACTGTTCCCTAACAAGGTCTACCGTGTACCACATGACAAGTTCAAGGATGCTAATGAGTTTCTTACCAATGGGGCAGCAGGGGAATTTAAGAGTGCTTGGTGGAATGCTAGGAAGTATACACCTGAGAATGTTCTTAACAGTACTGATGACTTCATTAGCCTGTACAAAGATACACCTGAGCATCAGTATGTACCAACTGGAATCCAAGCACTGGACGATAAGATCTTAGGTCTTATGCAGGGTCACTTTACAGTTATTAAAGCTCCTACAGGTATTGGTAAGACTGAGATCATGCGTTACCTAGAGTATAACATGCTACAACACAAGATTCCCTTTGCTGCATGGCACTTGGAAGAAACTAAGCTAAGGTCTTTACTTGGGCTTGTATCGTATGAGCTAAACGATAACTTGACCCGCAGGGATCTTATCGAAGAGAAGGATGCTGATGATCTTGTGATAGAGGCTATTCAACAGCTAACTAAGGATGAGCTATTCTATCAGTTCTATCTAAGTGATGGTCAAGGTGCTGATGATCTATGCGATCAGATTAGATACTTTAGTCAAGCATGTGGCTGTAAGTTTGTATTCTTTGAGCCTATTCAAGATGTAGTTTCTGGTCAGTCAGAAGAGAGTAAAGAGCAGATGTTAGCTGACTTATCGGTCAGGTTATCTAAATTATCAGCGGAGCTAAACGTAGGTATCGTAACCATTGCCCACACTAACGACAATGGTGACCCTAAGTACTGTAAGATGATTGGACAACGGGCATCAGTAATCCTAGACCTCTCCCGTGACAAAGAGGCAGAAGACTTACAGGAACGTAATACAACACACATAACAGTGCAGAAGAACCGTCCATGCTCAGAAGAAGGTAGGGCTGGTATGATGCGGTTTAACTCAGAAACATTTACACTACGAGAGGTTATCTGATGTCAGAACAGTTAGAGTTATTTTATTACTTAAACGACGAGTATAAGATTGGCTCTGGAAAGACAAAAGTTTGTATTTGGTGTGATAAAGAAAAACCAGAAGAGTCTTTTGGTCTATACAACAGAAATTCTGATGGCAGAGACAATAGGTGTAGGGCCTGTATAAATCACAGCATGAACACAATAGAAAAGCTGAGGAAGACTGCACCAGAGAAACCAGAGTTTTGCGATTGCTGCGGTAATGTCCCTAAGAAGAAATTCGTATTGGATCATTGCCATGAATCTGAGGCGTTTAGGGGTTGGTTGTGCGATCACTGTAATTTAGCCATAGGCTTGTTAGGCGACAACGAGGCTGGTGTAAATAAAGCACTAGAGTACTTAAGGAGAAGTAATGCCAGTATTTGATATAGAAACAGATGGACTAGATAGCACTAAGATCCATGTAATTTCTTGGATGGATGACCAAGGGAACGTGCAACACACGCATGACTATGTAGCTATGCGTATCTTCCTTGAGGAAGCACCAATCCTGATAGGACACAACATTGTAAGGTTCGACATCCCCGCAGTGGAAAAGGTGCTAGGCGTTAAGATTACAGCAAAGCTAGTGGATACGTTAGCTCTGTCTTGGTATCTAAACCATAGTCGGAGCTTAGGTGATCACAACTTAGCATCTTACGGTGAGGAGTATGGTGTACCTAAGCCTAAAGTAGAGGATTGGGTAGGCTTAACACCAGAAGAGTATGCTCACAGGTGTAATGAGGACGTTAAGATCAACGCTAGACTATGGCGTGACTTAGACATCAAACTTAAGAAGCTATACCCTGATGAAGATGAGAAGTGGCGTTTCACTGACTATCTTACATTTAAGCTACAGTGTGCAGCGGAGCAAGAGGCCCTACAGTGGAAATTAGATGTAACCAAAGCTAAGGGGCATCTAGCGGAATGGAAAGCTATGAAGGCTGATAAGATAGAGCAGTTAGCTGATGCTATGCCTAAGCGTATCCTGACTAAGGTACAACATAGACCAAAGGTAATGTACAAGAAGGACGGTGAGCTATCGTCACATGGCGAAAGGTTTGAGGAACTACGCAAAGAATATAAGCAGCCAGAGGGTGTACAGTCTTTTGTCGTTAAGACGGGTGAAGAACGTGCTAACCCCAATTCACCCCCTCAAGTAAAGGACTGGCTGTATTCTATCGGATGGAACCCAAGTACCTTCAAGTTTGAAAGGGGCAGTGATGGCGAAGAGAAGCAAATACCGCAGGTACGAAAGGATGGAGAACTATGCCCGTCAGTCAGAAGATTGGCCTCTGCCGACCCTGCTGTGGTCATCCTTGATGGGCTTTCTGTTCTCAGCCATCGTATTTCTGTTCTTAAAGGCATGGTTGATTCAGAGCGTGATGGATACGTGCAAGCAACAATCGCAGGATTTACCAACACAATGCGATTCCGTCATGCGAAACCTTTAGTCAACCTACCCTCAGTGGAAAAGCCCTATGGTGCTGAGATACGTGGGTGCCTGACTGCACCTGATGGTTATAGCTTATGCGGGGCTGACATGACTAGCCTAGAGGACACAACAAAGCGTCACTACATGAAACCCCTAGATCCTGATTATGTAGCTGAGATGAGTAAAGAGGGCTTTGATCCGCACTTAGACCTAGCTAAACATGCTGGTGTTATCACACAAGATGACATCGACAAACATAACTCAGGGGAACGTAGCTTGAAGTCACTGCGTAAGAACTACAAGGTGGTAAACTACAGTGCTACATATGGCGTAGGAGCGCCTAAGCTGGCCCGTGAGACAGGTATGAGTGTCAAAGAGGCTAAGACCCTTCTGGAAGCATTCTGGTCACGTAACTGGTCAGTAACTAAGGTAGCTG